TGACCACATCATGAGCAAGTATTACACCGGCAAAGACGGCACCCTCAGCATCGCTGGCACCACGCAGGTGAAGGTGACCAACTGGTCCCTGCAGGCCGACCTTGAGATGCTGGAGACCACCACGCTAGGCGACGACGACCGCAGCTACACGCCCGGCATCCGCTCGTACAGCGGCTCCGCCACTCTTCTGTACTACGAAGACGACACCGCCCGCAACGACGCCGCCACGCAAGTCAAGCGCGTCATCAGCACTGGCGCCCCTAGCACTTCCCCCATCGCCTTCATCCTGGCGCTTGGCAGCAAGACCGTCACCCTCAACGCCTTCATCACCAGCGCGTCCTACGGCGCCAGCGTTGGCGAAGTGGTAAGCGCCCAAATTAGCTTCCAGGGTTCTGGCGCCGCTACGGGAGTGGCCATCTAATGTCCACCTACCTTGGCGCTTACGGTCGCGTCGCCCTCCGCCGCAAAAGCGACGAAGGCGAAAAAACCTCTGTCGTCAACGCCAGTGACATCAACGTCACTGCCCGCCGGTTCAGCTTCGACTTTGAACCCGGCTTCCTGATCAGCGGCGACGAGGTGGAGATCACCAGCACCAATGGCGTCGTTCTCGGTTTCGTTGGTACCGATGGATGGGCCAACAACACCAAGCAAAGCAGCGGGAAGTGGTACGTCTTCGTTGACGACATGGGCGGCATCCGCCTCTACAACAACTTCGCCGCATCCCTCGACGGCGAACAAGCTTCGGCCATCACGCTTGCCTCCATCGCCTCCGACATCCCCATCCGCGTCAAGGTCGAAAACGCCAGCACCCGTTTGCTTGGGGCAGTCACCTCCTACGAGATCAATACCAACCGCGAGGCCATCGACGTTACGGCCCTGTCGGAAGAGTTCCGCAGCCAGTACAGCGGCCTGATGTCCGGCTCGGGCACCATCTCCTGCCACTGGGACTACCTCGACACCGTCGCAGAAAGCGGTAACTACCTGCTGCAGTTAATCCTCCGCACCGAAGTTGGCAGCGAGTTTGACGCCGAACTGTTCGTCAAGACCGCTGGTTACTCCCCCACAGGCCAACAAGACGAATTAAACGACAAAATCTACTACAGTATTAGTGCAATCATTACAAACGCAGCCGTTGCGTTCCAGCCTGGCTCGATTGTTGAGGTGACAGCCGACTTCATCACAACAGGTCCTATCCGCCTTCGCACTGGCGCAGGGCAGATCGGCTACTTGCTGCAGGAAAACGGCGATAGACTTGAGCTTGAGCAAGACGCCAGCTCGTACCTAACTCTGGAGCAGGAGGGCTAACCCTTGGCAGACCTCAAAATTACAGAGCTGCAGGCTCTAGCTGGCGCCAACCTCGCAGCCACGGACGAACTGGCCGTCGCGGACATCAGCGCCAGCGAAACCAAGAAAATCACGGTCAGCGACCTGATCGCCTTTGGTGCCGACCTCATCTCGAACGCCGAGATCCCGAGCGCCAAGATCAGCTTTGCCTCCGGATCCATCGTCGAGGCCTCCCTTGCCACTGGCTCTGTCACTGCCACCAAAATTGGTGCTGACGCTGTAACCGCCGCCAAACTCGGAGACCAAAGCACCTGCATTGTTGCCGCCAGCAAGGCTGCCCTCGACGCAGTCACTGGCGACTTCATCGGTCAGCTCGGCTTCACCACTGACACCGTCAAGATCTACCTCTGGCAGAACAGCACTTGGAACTCGGTCAAAGCTGCTGGCTCGATCAACACCATCACGGCTGACACCAGCGGCATCGTCAATATCACCGTCAGCACCAGCGGCGACACCGCGACTGTTGGCACCAGCCTCGACAACACAGGCGCCGCCGGCCAATTCCTCGCGGGCCCGACTGGTTCTGCTGGAGCCGTCAGCTACCGCACCATCGCTGGCGCTGATCTCCCGACGGCTACCACGAGCGCGAAGGGCGGCGTCATCATCAACGGCGGCGGCCTAACGCTGAGTGGCGACACCGCCATCATCAACAACACCGTCACCCCCGTCAGTGACCAGCTCCGCAAGGTCAGCTACAACGCACAAGGCCTGATCACTGCCAGCACCAGCGTCGCCGGCGGCGACCTGCCTGTTGCCACCAGCTCAGTCGTTGGCGCAGTCCGCCCTGGCACGGGCCTAAGCGTTGACGGCAGCGGTGTCCTCAACCACACCAACAGCGTCACAGGCGCCACGCAAAACGGCATCACCTTCGACGCCCAAGGTCACATCACCAATGCCACGTCACTGGTTGCCGGCGACATTCCAGACCTTCCAGCTACCAAGCTGACCAGCGGCTCGCTCGACATCGCCCGCATCAGCAACAACACCGTCACTGGCGCCAAGCTGGCCAACTACGCCATCACCAAGATCGGTGAGACGCAACCAACCGCTGATCAGATTGGTCAGTTCTTCTTCAATCCGCTCACCCGCGACCTTTTCCTCTGGGACGGTAACGTCTTCCAGCCCATCGGCATCTCGGTGGGCGAGATCATCTTCGCTGGCACGTTTGATGCCTCCGCCGGAAGCGGCAGCGGCCTGATCGCTACCGTCACCGCAGAAGGCACCGCCATCGGCCTGGTCGTTGGTCAGCCGCTACCTTCAGCAGCCACCGCCAACAACCGCTACTACTTGGTGGTCTCCGAGGCTGGCACGATCACCAGCGGCAACGCCCCGAACGTCGCACTGTCGCCACCGGACATTATCCTCTCCAACGGCAGCGAGTGGACTGAAGTTGACGTTAGCCAGACGATCACAAGCGTCACCGCCAACCAAGTTAGCTACACCCCCAGCGGCGGCCTTGCTGCTGTCAACGTCCAGGCCGCCCTCGACGAGCTAGAGAGCGAAAAGCTCGCCAAGGCTGGTGGCACGATGACCGGCGAGCTGCTGATCGGTAGCGCCGGCAGCTTTGCGTTTGAAGGCTCCACGGCCAACGCCTACGAAACCTACCTAACTGCTACCGACCCGACCGCCGACCGGACCATCACTTTCCCGGACCAAAGCGGCAACGTCATCGTCAGCGGCAACGCCAGCATCGTCAACGCGGACATCAATGCCAGCGCCGCCATCGCGTTCAGCAAACTGGCCGCACTGACCAGCGCCAACATCCTCGTCGGCAACAGCAGCAACGTAGCGACAGCCGTCTCCGTGAGCGGCGACGTGACGATCAGCAACACGGGCGTCACGGCCATCAGCACAGGCGTGATTGTTGACGCGGACATTAACGCCAGCGCCGCGATTGCAGATACCAAGCTGGCAACGATCAGCACTGCCAATAAGGTTGGTATCAGCGCCATCGACATTGACGGCGGCACCGACATTGGCGCGGCTCTTGCCGACGCTGATTTGTTCCTGGTTGATGATGGTGGAGCAGGCACCAATCGCAAGGCCGCCGCAACCCGCATCACCGACTACGCCTTCGGAAAAGTCAGCGGCGACATTACCATCGGCAGCACTGGAACTGCTGCCATCGCTAGCGGCGTCATCGTCAATGCGGATGTCAACGCATCGGCCGCCATCGCTGGCACCAAGATTAGCCCGGACTTCGGCAGCCAGACCATCACCACAACCGGCATTATCAGCGCAGCGCTAGGTGCTGCTGCCACTCCAAGCATTGCCTTCACTGGCGACACGAACACCGGCATCTACAGCCCCGGCGCCGACCAAGTAGCCATCTCAACTAGTGGCACGGGGCGGTTGTTTGTTGCAGCAGACGGTAAAGTGGGGATTGGGACTAGTACTCTTAATTCAGTTTTAACAATCAATAACGAAGTTAATGCCAGCGCAACAGGAGACTTTGGCGGTATTTTTATAAGGTCATCAGGAGCCACTCCAGGACAAGGAAATCTTGGAGGCGCAATCTCGTTTAGTCGTATTAACAGTGGAAGACGTGGCTCAATGATTGCGACGGTCGAGAGTGGAGCAAATACTAACCAGCAAGGTCTTGCTTTCTTTACTAGAGCCTCAACCACAGTAGCAAATGATGACGTAGCCGAAAGATTGCGTATTGATGACCAGGGCCGAGTAGGGATTGGCACTACTAGCCCAGACGCGCTATTAACCGTTAATGGCATTGGTGCGTTCGGTGCAGGCGCTGTCACCACTCCCTCGATTGCTGCAACCGGGGACCTGAATACCGGCTTTTGGTTTCCGGCAGCAGACACCATCGCTGCATCGACGGGCGGCAGTGAACGCGCCCGCATCGACAGCTCCGGCAGGCTCTTAGTTGGCACGTCTAGTGCTCTTGGAAGCGTAGGCGCTGGGGCCAGCAGCTTACTGCAAATTGCAAATGGCAATCAAGTTATTGGTCAGTATTCCGCCAACCTAAATGGCGGATTTCTGGAACTCACAAAAAGTCGCAATGCGACAGCCGGTTCTCATACCGTAGTCCAATCTGATGATCAATTAGGTATAATCCGCTTTTCTGGGTCTGACGGATCGAGCTTTGTTGCTGGCGCTCAGATTCTATGTAGCGTAGACGGCACCCCCGGCGCTAACGACATGCCGGGACGTTTGGCGTTCTTTACTACGCCAGATGGAGCGAGCACCCCGACGGAGCGGATGAGGATTGCCGCTAATGGTGTTGTCACTATTCAAAATGGCGCTGTTGCTGTCATTGGAACACTGACCGATGGCGCAACCATAACCCCCGATTTAGCAGCAGATTGTAACTTCACAGTCACATTGGGTGGAGCACGTACAATCGCAAACCCCACGAATATTACCGCCGGTCAAAGCGGAAGTATCTTCCTCGTTCAAGATGGAACTGGTGGTAGGACAGCTTCTTGGGGTTCTTACTGGGACTTCCCTGGCGGTACGGCACCGACGCTAAGTACCGCTGCCAACGCTGTAGATAGGGTGGACTATATTGTTCGTAGTTCCACGTCTATCCACACGGTCTTTACTGCCAACTACTCATGACGACTACTGCTTTTACCTGGAAAGTTGCTCAGCTTGAGCGCGAAACCAGTGACGGTTATGTGTTTACCGTCCACTACACCGTCGACGCCAAAGACGATACCTACTCCGCTGGTGCTTATGGTTCCATCGACCTGGAGCGCCCCGAAACTCCTATGGTTCCTTTCGCCAATTTGACCGAAGACATGGTCATTGGTTGGGTGAAAGAAAAATTTGGCGACGAAAAAGTGGCTGAAATTGAAGACGCACTTCAGTCACAACTTGAAGAACAGCGTCGTCCCAGCAAAGCAGCAGGCGTTCCTTGGTGATTTGAAATGAGTATCTTCCACAACAACGGTCTTATTGGCGCGTCTGGACAAGGAGGCGGTGCTGGAGGATACTCTATTTCCAGAAGTCTCAGATTCAATAGTAGTGACAGTGCCTACTTGTCCCGCACCCCCGCATCTGCTGGCAACCGCCGCACCTGGACCTGGGCGGGGTGGGTGAAAAGGAGTGGGCTAAATGAAAATGCTGCCCTTTTTGGTCGTCAAGGCACAGACGACACCAATACGTTAGATATTCGTTTTGGTGGCGATAAATTAAGGCTGGCTAATTTTAATTCTTACTTGCTAGAAACGTCTCAAGAGTTTCGGGACCTTTCTGCGTGGTTCCACTTGATGATTGTTCTGGATACAACTCAAGCGACCGCAAATAACCGAGCCAGAATGTACATGAATGGATTGGAGATAACTCAGTTTAATGCCAGAACAAACCCAACACAAAAC